TATCGACGGTGGATTGATGGAAGAGGCTGCCGCCGAGAACGAGCGACTGCGCAAAAATGAAGAACTGCAAATGCAGCGAGCCATCCGGGCCGAAGCGGAGGTTGAGCGGCTGCGCAACACGATCAAGAACTGCCCAACTGACAAATAAATGAAGATTCCCATCCCGCGTTGGTTGATGCGGGGTGTGGCAGCATTCGAGGAATGGGGTAACATCCCGGTCTGGACACGAGGACGACTTCAGCTTCGGCGCCTGGATATCCCGCTCGTGTTGCTCGGTGTCTTGTCTACGTCTTACTACGGCTGGCTGAACGGCTGGACCGGCGCGATATTCAGCCTCCTTGCTTATGTCGCGATGGCGGCGTTAGGCTTGGCACTACGAAAATAGGGGGCCGGAAATTATGATTCGTGAACCAGAATTCGCCAAGCGGGTTGCTGCTAGTCGTGAAGCGCGCAATCTCAGTTTGAGTGAGTGTGCTCGCCTGATGCACGTCACCCGTCAGCAGTTCGGCAACTGGGAATCTGGGCTGTGCAAGCCGAAGGGCGAGCGGATGAAGCAACTCGCAGCGGTGCTAGAGTGTGACAGCATCTGGCTGCAGCACGGTGAAAGCTCTGAGCTGGAACAGCGCATCGAGAACGTCATGCTGCTAATGCGTTCAGTGGTTCGTGATCTCGATCACATCTACAAGGCAATCCAAAATAAAAAAGACCGCCCCGGTGAGGAGGCGGCCAAGTCTTAGCGGAGGGAGAGTTCCTAACACTAATAGGGTCGAGCTACGATGATCGTAACGGCGGGCCGAACACCTGCCAGCCCAACAGCATGAACAGCACGAACAACAGCAACGTGCCGACGCCAGCGTAGGCGATACCCACCATGCCGAAGTGTACGAGCCCGCCGAACACGAGCCAGATCAGCATGATGATCCAGAAGGCTAGACCTAGGGTCATGATATCATCTCCATTTCTGCAGAATCCTCGCTGAGCAGATGTTGCACATCGAGTAGCATCTCGTTGGCCTCTCGCTTCACTTCGGCCTCGTGGCGGTTGATCGGTCCCCAATGCTGGCGGAGATAGCGCAAGCCGACACCTGTTACGAAGCAATGGAAGGCCGGTGAGTACTTCGAGAGGAACTGAAACTTGGCACCGTCGCCCGTGCCGAAGTTGCCGAGGTCATCTTTGTTCAGCTTCACGCCTTCTTGGAACGTCGGCAGGAAGCCATTCGGGTTGGCCCAATACTCCTGCAGCAACGGCGGGATCGCTGACGAACATGATCTAATATTCCACGAGGTCTGATACATCGAGGCTTCCGCCGTGTCGGCGCTCGTGTTGGTCGCGCTCATGTCGCGGCCCTCACAGTAGCGTCCTGAACTCTCGCGCGCACCAAGTCCCAGCATCAACACGAACAGCGCACGCAGCGTATCAATGCCATCCTCCGAGCAGTCCAGGTCGATGGCTGCGAGCTTGTCGCGATACCATGACAGTGCATCCTTGTCGGGGAGGTTGCGATCAGCCTGCCCTGCAGTCGTCGCTATCGGGTGGCCTTGCATCAGTCTCGTTGCGGCGAGACCGAAGCACTGCGCGATGCCTGCAGTGTAGCCGAGCGGCAGCTTGCCACGGTCTTTCCAAGAGTACTTCGCGATCTCGCTCTTTTTAGCAATGTCCGCGATGCGTCGCGCTTGATCCGCTGGCATCCGGTCGTTGCCAGACATCTTCGCGCTTTCCAGATAGTCAAGCGCCGCCCATGTTTTCGGGCCGACGATACCGTCGCACGTGATGCCTTCGCCATAGGCTGCCTGATAACCTCTGACTGCAGAATCGGTGATAGGCCCGAAGTCACCGTCCGCCGGGAACACGCCGAGCAATTCCTGCACGTAGAGAACATCATCGCCGGCATCGTCAAGCCCGATGGTCAGCCGTCCAGGTTCCTCCTCCGGAATGACTGGCGTCGTCGGTGGCTTGATAACTTCGGCTGGCGGCGGCTGTTCCTCGATGCGCTGGCCAGATAATGCCGAGGCCAACGCGCTACAGATCGAAGCGAAGCATTCTTCATATGCGGCAGCGTCGGCAGAACTATCAACAAATACTGTTTCGACCAGCACAGCTTTTTCTGCCGTCGAGTTAAGAAAAAACAAATTGTCCCGATACTTCGGTCCACGGTTCGGTAGTCCGGTTGACTTAGCAAGCGCATCAGCCACCTTTTTTGCGAGGTCCTTCTGGGTCAGGTACAAGCATTCACAGCCCATCGGTGATGATGTGGTTTGGTAGGCATTGAAGTGAACACTCACGTCGAGCGTTCGTTTCTTGCTGTTGTGCCAGTTGACAATGCGATTGAGGTTCTCGTTCTGGCTGTGGCTGGCATCGTCATGGAAAGTTTCTACGGAAACTCCGCCAGCACGCATCAGCCGCGCGACTTCATCAACAACGTCGCGAGCGCAATTCACCTCGTCGAGATATCCACTGGCACCCCGAATATATTTTCCATGCCCTGACGAGATGCAAATGTCTGCCATGTTTGTCTTCCTTCATGCGTCGACTTGATTGCCGTCTGACGGAGGTAGCTCCGCGGGCGCTGCCGGTGTTTCTGCTGGTTTGTCTTCTGGGAACGTGATGCCACTGTGGATTTCTTGATCTGTCGCCGGCGTCTCCGGTGCGGCCGGAACCAATGTCGGCGGCTTCGGCTCTGTCTTCTCTTCCCTAGGATAGTCCGGGTATTTCGAACTATAATCTGGAACAGGATCGCGGACGTTGCAGCGTGTCTGATAGCCGACGCCTCTGGTATAGTTATGCTCGACCTCTGTCATCAGATAAATGCCGTCGACTCCGGGTCTTGCATCTATGATGTGAAGGAGCGCACCGGCCTTGCACTGCGGCTCGCCGTTGATCAGCGCCCATCCGGTGCCTCGAGATGTCTCTGAGTCGGAAGCAGTCCCGGCATTGGACTGATCAGCAACATCATAGCCCGGAACGGAATTAATCAGGTGTGCCACGGCATTCGCCTTGCCGAAGGGCCTGCCTGCAGCGCTGACGGCGGTCTTCAGTATTTCGTGGGTGGCATTGTTCAGGTCGAAATATTTCGAGGCTGACTCGCTGTACTGCGTCCGACCCGAAAACGGCTTGATCCTCCAGCCAATCAGGTTGACTCCCCACACCGCGTCGACCACTGGCATGTCCACGCCGTCGACGTTTACCTTTTCGTGAGCGCCGACGAGGATCATCGTATTGTTGGAGACCTTGAACATGCCTCCGAGTTCCTTCGCCATGCGCTGGCCGAAATGATGCGGGCTTTCGTTGACATGCCAGAAGTCCCGAGTGATCTTCATCATCTGCGGGGAAAGCTTCGCTGTCATTCCAGCTTTCCCGGCCATGTCCATCATAACCTTGATGAGTGGGATCTTGCCTGCACCGCCGTCAGCACCGCCACCGCTTGTCGGGGTTTGCTCCGGCTGACTGTCGTCCTCTTTTCCCTCTCCATAGGATTGACTCTGTATCTGTTTCCCAGGACCCTTCGTGTTGACTGCCTCGGCCTCGATCCATAGTCTGCGTCCGCCGCCTCGTCGCGTGAAGCCGGACTCGACCGATGTCACGAAGCCCATGAACACGAGTCGCATTCCGGGACCGCCGAACTTCAACTCCGTCGCCAGTTCTTCTTCGGTCAGGTGCGCTCGCTGCCCGAACAGTCTCGGGCCTTCACCGGCCCAGCCGAGCAGCACCGCGATGCCGACGCCGTCTGGCGGGATTTGCAGTTCAGCATTCCTGTCGTCAAGCTCGAGGTTGCATTTGTCCATGCCACCTTCGAACGTGTCGATGACCTGGACCGAAATCAAATACGGATTGAGTTTCGCCGTGACGTTCTGACCGCCGACGACGATCTGGCAGGCTGCCCGCCGACGCGGACCTTGATGTTCAGCCATCTGGGTTCTCAGGATCGAACACGCTTCCAGGTATGACTGCTCGTGTTGGAGCAGCCTGAGTCATCGAGCCGGATGGTGTGGTGCCCCACAGCACGACGGTCGCCTTGACCTGCGGCGAGCCTTTGAGTATTTCGAAATCGATCGGGATGCGCACCTGAGTTCCGACGGGAAGGAAAGGACTATAGCGGTGGACCTTGGCCAGATGCGGATTGTCATCGAGCGTTCGTTCGATGATCCCGGGCGCGCGGTTTCGGTATCGCCGCCAGACGATCAGATCGACCGTGATGCGGTCCGCGCCGACAGTGACAAGATCATATGATGTTACGTTCATGCGCCCTGCGTAGATCCCCAGAGATATCCGAAATGTGCAGCAGGATCGTTCGGTATTGGAACACGCTGGAAGCTCGCCTCGAACTCGATCTGCTGACCGATGCCGTCATGGGCCAGCAGCGAGTGTCCACGCTGCAACTGATCGATGATGAACCAGCCGAAGTGCCAGCCATCTCCGCGGAGCAGAGCATGGGCCTGCCCGGTTCTTCGCATGTTATCTAGAACATCTAGATGACCGAGACCGCCGCTGCTTGGCAGGCCAGAAGATTCTTTCTCTTCGAGAAGTTTGGTTCGCTCTCTCGCTTTCGCGCTGGTGGCATCCCACTTGGATCGCCAGTTTCTTGTTTGCCTTGCGAAGTAATGCGGGAAGACTTTGCCCTTGAGTTGTATCTGTTCGTCGTTCTCACCAACCCATTCGCGGTACATTGCAGCGCCGGCGATCTCTTTCCTTGCCCAGTCCGCGGCAGTGTGGTGCGACATCTCGCCGACGTTCATCGGGAAGACCTGAAACTGTATCGGTCCCCATTGGAACAGAACCCAGTTCGCCATCAAGCTGCTCCGATATCAGAGTACGAACTCCATCGGGCTTCGCGGACTTCCCGATCTGCTGATCGTCTCAATGTGCTTCTGGCGAACTGCATATCGTTGTCGTTCACCTTGACGTTGAGTTGAAGCGGAACATCGTACTGTCGATCTTCTCCCCAAGGCTTGGCAGTAGTGTCAGTCGTCGGCGGTGCTGCGGCTGCGGTCGGAGGTACTGCCACGGGAGGTTTCGCTGGCGAAGCGACGACCGGCGATCCTCCGGGACCACGCATCGCCATGCCGCGTCGGCGTGCGCGTTCGATCCAAGACGAACCACCCCACGATGCGGCCTTGCCACCGCCGATGTGCAGCGACTCTGGCCCCATGTAGCCCGGACCATGCCCAACGCCGGTCGCGCCTGCCTTCACTGCCGCTGCAGTGTAGGCTTCCATGCGAGCAGCGTCCTCCGGGTTTCTGCTGTTGAGGTAACGCTTCTGCACGGGATCCCACAGCTTGAGATCTCCTGCTCCGCCACTGTCGTGCCGATGCGAGCCGGTGCTTCCCGGAGCACCGTGCATGCGCTGGCCTCCGGAGTAGACGTCAGCGCGCAGTCCTGTTTCAATTCCGGCAGACCTGAGGAAGCCTTTCGTCTCATCGCTCAACGCTCCCTTGCGGATGCCTGCGACCTTCGACTGTTGCTCCCTGATATACTGGTCATCGCCTGGAAGTCCTTCACCACCGCCTGATGGCGGACCGCCTGATGGCGGACCTCCTGCTACACGACCTTTATCTGCGCCTACCCCCGGTCTCCCGCCGATGCCCGCATAGTTGGGGATGCCGGTGTTTCTCGCACCATACCACGAACCCCAGCCGTTCTTGCTGGCATGCTTCAGTGCAAAGTCGATGGTCGCTTTCTCGTTGGCAGGATCGCGAGGATCAAGGCCGGTTTCCTTCTGAAATTGATTGCCGAGACCGCCACCCATATAGAGTTGGAAAGCTCCCCAGCTATCTTCTCGCCCGTTGTAGCTCCCCTTGCCACCCTTCTTCACTGAAGACTGAAACGTAGTAAGACCTTCCGACTTCGCGACTGCTACTGCCGTGTCCGGGTCGATACCGTACTTCTTCGCAGTCTCCCTGATGTGCGCCTCCATCCCGCGAGGGTCGCCGCCCTTGCCGACTCTGCCGCGTTCTGGGCCGACTCCGGGCTGAACAGGAGGAGGGTTGTCACTTGGAGGAGTGGTTGTCGCGTTCGGAGCGACGGTGCTAGGGGCGTTGTTTCCTCTCGGAGTGACACCGCTGTCTGGAGAGTAGGATGCAGGGACGACACGCGCTCCGCCAGGACCTGCGGTACTGGCACTTCCTCCACCGATAGAAGCCTTCCAGATCCTGACTTCTGCACTGCTGTCCGGCAGCGCCATCGACATCTGCTTGATTTTCTGTCCGGTCTCCTGAGCCTCCCTGCCGAGTTCTTGCAGACGCTCGCGCGCTTTCTTCTCGAGTGCATCTTGAAGAGCGCTGTTCGCCTTCGCCCTTCGGTTCTGCTCTTCCGTGCCACCTTTGACGGTTCGTTCGCCTTCCCATTTATCCTTAAATGGCGCGTCACCGCGAAGCCCGAAGAGTGAGTTTCCCTTCGGTCCCATCATCAGGTCATCCCATTCCTCGTCGGTCTGGGGCAGTTCCTCAGGGTACTCACCTTTGTTGAACAGGTAGTCCCAAAGACCCTTCGCGACCTTGATCTCCTTGCGCAGCTTTTGGAACTGGTCGGTCATGCCCTTGATCGCGGTCGTCGCACCCATCGTGTCTAATAGTGCTCCCATCTCGTTCCCCAAAGTATCAACCGATGCAATCAATCTATCAACGGCGGCCTTCGGCCCTTCCATCACGTTCGTGTAGCCCTTCGCGTAGGTGCCTGCGGAGTTGGCTTGATCGTCGATGATCTTCCCGAGTTCCTTGTAATCCTTCAGCAGGATACGAATCGCAGCACGTTCTTTCGGGCTGAACTTCGACAGGATGGCGTCTCTGTCCTTGGCTCTGGAAATCATCCCGATGTAGACACCGACGGCGCTCTTGCCTTCGGCTTGCGCCGCACGCAGTCTGTTCTGCAAACCTTCCGCGGTTCCAGTGAGTGCCTTCGACACGTCCGGATCAGTGATGCCTTCTAGCATCTTGCTGAGAAGCATTGCTGATCGGCCGGTATTGCCGGTGACTTTCTGCAGCGAGCCCAGCAAAGCCATCGTTTCGTTGATGCCACCGGCTCCCTTGATGCCCCACTCAGACATCGCCTCTGATAGCTTCGGGGCGTTCTTGGTGAGTTCCTCTGCGTTCAGTCTGAGATCAAAGACGCCTTTGGCAACCGAGTCCAGAACCTTGTCGAGATCCTCCGCAGGCACCTCCATGTTGCGCATCATCTGTGCCACAGCCGTGCTCAGTTGACCGACATCTGTTCCCATAGACCGCGCTGCCTTGGCGACCTTCGGGAACATCGCCTCGGTCTCCTCCAGCGTGAGGCCGAGTTCTTCTCGCAACTGATTGAATGCACTGCCAAGAATGGGTGCGGATACGCCTACTTCCTGAGCCAGCCTGTGAATAGATTCTCCGGTGTACTCGATCTGCTCGCGCGTTGCACCGGCTTGGTTCTGCATCAGTCTCATTTGATGATCGAACTCTGCGAAGCCGAGGAAGGATCTTCGCGCAGTCTCGATCGCAGCACCGACTCCAAGAAAGCGTGAGGCCATGCCGCCGAGATGTGAGTTGATCCCGCCGAGTGCGCCGCCGAGCTTGGTGAACGAGCCGATTCCGCTGTTGGCAGCCTTGTTCGAGTTCTTCTCGAGCTCGTTGAAGGTCCTAGAAATCTGTCGCTCGAGCTTGGCGAAGTTCGTGGCGCAAGCATTCAGTGCCTTGGCCGTGTCATCGACCGCGGTCAATCTTATTTTGGCTTCCTGTTCTTGTGTCGGCATGCTACGGCTCGTCGCTCAGGTCGAAGCCTGGATTCGTGTCTACCGGAAGCGGTGCGCCAGGACCTTGCATCGGTCTTCCTCCGCCGTTAGTAGCAGGGGCAACGGCGGCCATGGCCGCAGCAAATTCAGCCTCAGTCGAGTTCGTTCGAGGCTGAGGAACATTGCCAGCCTCGATATCACCTCTGATTTCTGGCGTCAGCAGTGACAAGAAAGCTTCCATCACTCGGTCAGCGTCGGGGTAGCGAATATCACGGATTAGTGACTCCTCGACCCCGGACATGTCGACGAGCAACTCGATCATCGTCTTCCAGTGTCCTTCATTCCAGCGCAGCACATGGCCAAGACGAAGCGGAGAGAGGGTGATAGATTCAACCCGCTTTCCCATGTAGTCGAACGGGATATAAAGCTGGACCGTTCTTCCTCCAAGCTTGTCATGCGTTATCATTGTTGATACCAGATCGCTACCACGTTCTCCCCCTTGTTGACCCGCTGATCAACAATCTTGACATCAGTGGTGGGGCCTGCGCCATCGGCGTCGACCACCACCACTCGCTTGTTCTCATCCTGCCGCTGCAGGATGATGATCATTTCCTTCACCGTCATACGGCAACGCCAGGAATGGCCAGCAGCCTGATCATCTCATCGTTGAGATCAACACCACCAATGCGCCGGGTCGAGGTGAAGAAGTCCCAGAAGTAGATCTCGAGGGGCTCCGTGTCAGGCTCGACCTGCATGTAGAGTTCGTAATGCACGATCGATCGCAGGCTGTACTCGTGCGACATCAAGTTGCCCTTCGAGAAGGCGGTCGGGTTCACACGACCCATCCGCCCCTCGATCACGGCGACAGACTGCAACGCCTCAGCGCTTCGCCTGTCACGGATGAGACCGTAGGCAGTGAAGCGCTGATAGGACCGGGCGTTCTGGCCGATGAAGACCATGATGTCCGGATCCCACCCGGCCAAGTTAAAGGTCGCCTCCAGCTTGTTCAGGTGCGTCGGTATCTCGATCGCCAGCGGCGCACCTCCAGGCGTGTGGTCAACGTAGTTCTCTTCGAGACCCGGCAGCTTCAGTTCCTGAAGAACCAAGTGCGTGCTGATGCCGGGTGCAGACTCGTTGCCGGTGTCCCCGCAAATCAAGTTCGCGGACTCCATCGTGTAGATCGTCTGAGACATAAGAAGATCCTTTCGTATGATCGATGGGTTACACCGATGCGAGGTTCAGCTGAGTGGCGAGATCCGCCACCATTGCGTCGATAGCCTCGCGGTAGCGAGACGACTCGATGGTCAGGTGCTTGAGCACCGGAGGCTCTTCCGCCTTGAAGCCGACGGTCAACTTGCCCAAACGAATTTGTTCAGGTGAATTGCCCTCTGCTCTGAAGTTGACCTTGTATCCGAGAATGTGCTGGTCGGCATGCAGGTCACGAAGGAAGAACTTCATCGTGTTCAAGATAGCCTGCACGGTATGGCCGATGATGTTGTACCGACCGAGGTACCAGCGCAATGCGCGGAGCAGCCCGAGGTGGATGTAGTCACGTCCACGCATGACGTTGTACATCCTCCAGAGTTCGTCCTCGCCGGCGTTGTCGGTCGAGATCAACACGAAGCCACCCGATGCAATGGCAAAGTCGTCGCCGACTTCACCACGAATAAGCACACCGATGTTGAAGGCAAGAAGCTCCTGCGCTTCGTTAGCGGAATCAGTGAGACTGAAACCGATTTCCCGGTTCGGGGAGATGATGCCCTGCACCGGCTGGTTCGCCGCGGAGTGGAACGGCGCACCCGTAGCGTGATCCCTCGCCACCATGATACCCGCCATGCGAGGGGCCAGCGGCCGAATCATGATGAACGACGTAGCTGGGTCCATGACCCGACAGCCACCCGACAGCGGAATCAGCCGCTGCGACTGCATGGTCTCGCGCCAGTCGATGTCGTTCTGCATCGAAGAGCCTGCCGACTCTACGATCATGTGGCCCATCAACTGATTGCAGATCGCCGTGGCCCCGGCAACAACTGGATTCGCACCAGTAACGAGACTGCAAGTGTAGGTCGCCGTCGTTCCAGTGGTCCCCCACGTTATCGTGAAAGCTGCGCCGGTCCCTGATCCAGTCGAGGACAGCGGAGCCTGCGCAATTGCCGGAGGGGTTTCCGTACCGACGATGAAGCCGGGACTAGAAACGGTCGCCGTCAGCACTGCACCACCGACAGCCTCGATAGTAGCAATGGTGAGGATCACGTCGTTCGGCAGCATCAGTTGCTCACCGACCTGATAGCCAATGCCGCCCGTCGCTACTGCGGCAGAGTTAGCCTTGTTGCCGGGAGGCGGAGCAGTGATCGTCGGCGCCGATGTGTACCACGCACCTGGAAGTTCTAGTTCGACAGGACCGAGCTGACCGTTGCTCATTCCGAAAGCGTGACCTTCGGCCTGAACTGCATTTGGTCCACCGGCGCTGAACGTGACCGGATAGAGATGATCAGTGATATAGTTCGTTCCAGGCGCTGTCCGCTCAATGGCACCGACACCGTTGGCCATCTGCGAGGTATAACCTGGAGCAGTCAGAATGCGAGGCGTGAAGCCGAGCTTGGCAGATGACTTCAAGAACGCCCACATGCCGGTGCCGTTCAGCGAATCACCAGCGATCTTGCTGATGGTCTGCTGCTGCTTGATCGCAGGATCTGGATCCGTTCCCTCTGCGGTTCTGACGATCACGATCCTCGCGGCGAACTGAGTTTCGCCGAGTTGATCATTGACCCCTCGAACTGCATCGGAAAGATAACCCATCTCGCCAAGCTTCTTCGTCTTGCTCGAGTCGTTCGAGTTCAGAAATACTGGCGTGTCCAGCGGATAGACGGTAGGATCGGCGAGGGGTGCTGGCCCCACGATGCCGATGGTAGAAAGGTCTGCGGCCATGACTGGTCGCGCGCCTTCATCAACGCGTCGAATGCTTATGCCAAAGGTAGGGTCGGCCATGAGGTTACACTCCTGTTGCTAGAAAGGTGCCGCTGGAGTCATGATCTCCAACTGCTTGACTGTCAGTGCATGAAGGCGTACTGACAGAATCAACTCTGGCTCTGCGCCGGTAACGGGTGCAGAGAAGATACGCAGTTCGCGAACGTAGTCTCCCAAGTTTTGATCCTGAACGATCGAAGTGACAACGACCGACCCGACCGGGTTGATCTCCATCTTCGACGATATTGTTTTCAGGGCTGAAAGCGGATAGACCTCGTGCCCCGGCGGCAGCGGGATCGTCTGCCTTCCCTCAAAGAATGCTGCGTCAGCCATCTCGTCTCCTGTTCCTTGACTTGAGTTTCTGAAGCAACTTAGCTCGATCCAGGCCAAGTTCTTCAATCAGGACATCAATCATTTCAGCGGGAGGATGCTTCTGTGTCCACGGTTGAAAACTCTTTCCGTCGAACCGCTTGTTTCGAAAATCCTCGTGCGCTTCGGTAACGCCGCTTACCTCGATCAACTTGCAGTCGATCGGGAACAACATCGAGGCGTCGTGAGCCGTGGCTACCACAACCATGTCGCCATCCACATTCTTCACAGTCATCTTGATGGTGTCAGTCTTGCGCAACTCCCTGGCCAACTCGTACCAATCGCGGCCGTCAGATATGCGCTTGCAGAACACTACGTTGTGCCGCTTGAGCGGGTGATCTGGCGGATCGTAGTGGACGAAGTCTCCGTGATCCCTGATGTCCATTGTTGTCCTATGCGTAAGTCGTTGTATACCAGCCGCCACCGATTTCAACTTGTATGTAGCGATACTTGTTGATAACCGAGCCGTAGCCGTAGCCGCTGTCGACATAACCTGATGCGCTCATGACTCCGTGCGTGAAATTTTCATTTCCGTTGCCGACACCCTCTCCGGCGTAGACTAATCGCGTGGACCTGACCACTTGCTCATAACGAGTGTTCGCTGCAGACCAAGCATAGTTGCTAGCAGTCTGCGTGACATAGTCGTGTATCCAGCCATACTGCGGAGTCCAGATGTGTCCCGCGTTCGTGGTGTACATCACCCAGCCACGACCGTTCGACAGGAATCCGATCAGGTCGTTGTTGTGGTGTAACCACATCGGACCCCAGTCGTTGTCGTAGAGTTCGAGATCACAAGAACCAGCACCGACCATCCTGATGCTGCCGTTGATGTTGGCCGCCCCATTCACCGTGATCGCACCGTGCGAGGTTAGGCCCCACGTCGTCGCTCCGTATCCGTTGGTGGAGAGGGTGTTGCAGTTCAGCGTTCCGCAGCTCAGCGCGCCGCCGTTGGTCGAGAGACCTCCTCCTACGAAAAGGTGAGTAGCTCCGTCCCAAAGATGATAGGCCGATTTCGCAGCGTTCATCCAGAGGATACCAGTCGCGGTATTGGCAGCACGATAGGTCCACATGTCGCCGCTCAGGGCATCGTGATTGCCAGTCCCAGAGAGACCTCCGGTGTAGCTCAGCGCCTTGACGGCCATTGCACCAGTCGCACGGTTGATCGTCAGTGGCGCATCGAGGCTGGCTCCGGCATCGCTGTAGCGAACCACTTGAAAGTTCGATCCTGCATTGCCGCTACTTTCAGCGGAGGAATCTCCAGGAACGACAGCCCATCGTTGAGCTCCGCCCGGATTGAACCCGACAATGGCGCGGGTCTGCGCTGCACCCGTGGTTCGCAGGCCAAGCGTTGGACTGACTGTCGACAATGTCAAGTTGGCATTGACGATACCGCCTGCACCAAGCACCGCATCAACATAAGCTTTGGTCGTAGCATGCAGATTGTCTGTCGGCGGACCACTGAGACGAAGTGCGCCTGTCATCGTGTCGCCGCCGCGTTGCACGGCATTGGAAGTATACTCGATGATGCGCGAGCGTGTCCATCCAGTGGTCGTCAACGAAACATCGTTTGATCCAGCCGCCGGATGCACTCCGGGCTGCACTGCCGTGAACGGTCTCGTGCCGTCCTTGCGAACGTAAGATGTCAGATCAAGGCCGGATTCTGCCAAGTCTTCTGCAGCCTGCATGATTTCGGCGTGCAATGTCACAACCTCAGCGTGGTCCGCTACGACCTCGGTGTGCATCGGAGCAATTTCATCGTGATAAATCTTGGTCGAGTCTGCCATGCCCGGTGTTGACGAGACCATCCAACTATCATGCGGTCCAGCGTTGCCGTGTATCGCAGTGACTTCCATTTCAAGCAAGCCATCGTCTTGATGATAGCCAATCAATCGTGCGATGGCATAATCATTCACAGAGTGTTCAACGATCAAGTATGGTGACGGCGTGAAGCTGTTGCGCTGCGGACCTTCATCGATAAAGATCGCCATGTAGCCCATGACCATCTTGTACGGTGTCGAGACCGGACCGAGCAGGAAGCCGAGCTTGGTGACGGCTATGATATCTTCAGTTGCCGGTATCAATATCTCGTTCAT